GCCGGGCGAGCCGATGGGGATGCCGTGGCCGACGCCGCTGATCCAGATCACGGCGACGTCGGAGGAACAGACCGACAACATCTACGACGCGTTGCGTCCGATGATCGAGCTCGGGCCGCTGGCGGACCTGATCCCCAAGACGGGGGAGGACTTCATCCGCCTGCCGGGTGGTGGCCGGATCGACACGGTGACGTCCTCGGCGACGTCACGGCTCGGTCAGCGCGTCACGTTCGTGCCGCAGGACGAGGTCGGGCTGTGGACGGTCACCAACAAGATGGTGAAGGTCGCCGACACTCAGTACCGCGGCCTGGCCGGCATGGGCGGCAGGGCGTCGCTGACCACGAACGCGTGGGACCCGTCCGAGGGGTCGGTTGCACAGATGATGTACGAGGCGAACGAGCCCGACATCTACGTGCAGTTCGATCGTGCGCCGAGCGACCTGCGATTCGAGGTGGCGGAGGAACGGCGCCGCATTTTCCAGATCGTGTACCCGCCGGACACGTGGCGCGAGAACGGCGGGCACATCGACCTCGAGGCGATCGACAGCGAAGCGCGGAAGCTGCTCAAGCGCGACGCCCCGCAGGCGAAACGGTTCTTTGGGAACATTCTCGTGACCGGCCACGGACGCGCGATCGACCCGGACCTGTGGCGTCTGCGCGAGGTCGACCCTGGTGTGCTGCCGCCGCCAGGTACTGAGATCGGGATCGGGTTCGACGGGTCGATCTCGGATGACGCCACCGGGCTACGTGGCTGCACGCGCGACGGCCGGTCGTTCCTGATCGGCAAATGGGTCCGCCCCCAAGGCGTCCGAGATTGGCGTGTCCCTCGCCTCGAGGTACACGAGGCTGTTGCTCGGGCGTTTGCGACGTGGCGGGTGCGGCGCATGTTGTGCGACCCGCCGAAGTGGTGGACCGAGATTGAGCAGTGGGCGCAACGGTACGGCGACGATGTCGTGCTCGAGTTCCCGACGAACAGCGATACCCGGATGGCGCCGGCGGTGGACCGGTGGGTGACCGGGCTCGTCGAGGGCACCCACACGCACGACGGTGATCCGACCACGACTGAGCACGTGTTGAACGCCTACCGGAAGAAGGCACGTGCGAACGCCCCGGATGGGGATAACCGGACCCTTTACACGCTGGTCAAGGGGGATGACGGCGGGAAGATCGACCTGGCGGTCGCGGACGTGCTGGCGTTCGAGGCCGCAATGACGATGGACCCGGCCGAACCGGAGCCGGCGTTCTTTGTCTACTGACGGGAAGGCGGGAGGCGATGCTGAGGCAGGTACTCACCACGGTCGGCGAGCTCGTCGGCATCGCTTGTGCGACGGTTGGGTCGGCGATGATCGCGCCCGCGGCTGGCTGGATCGTCGCGGGGTGCGGCATCTTCGCTGTGTCGTACGTGCTCGCCGACAGCGAGGACGGTGAGACGCCGTGAGCATCTTCCGTCGCACCCGGCGGGTGACGCGCGACGAGACGCGGTCCAAGTTCGACCCGCTCACGGTCCAGGCGTACGCGGCAATGCTCGGGATTGGCAGCCGGCTCGGTGTCTCGTCGATCGACGAGGCGCTACGCGAGGCGGCGACGTGGGCGTGCGTGCTGATCAAGGCGAAGGGGATGGCGTCGACCCCTGTGGACGTCGTCCGGTACGACGGCGAGCGGCGAATCCCGATGCCGTTGCCGGAGGTGATCGCGCGTCCGTCAGCGATGATGCGGCGCCGCCCATGGACGTTCGCCGCTGCGGCGTCGATGTTCACCGACGGGAACGTGTGGGGGATGGTCACGGCGACTGATGCGTCGCTGCGGCCGCGCATGATCGAGCTCGTCGCCCCCGAGCAGGTCATCGACCGTCGCGTCGTCGACAACGTGCCGCAGGCACGGATCGACGGCGAAGTGCATCAGCTGTACCCGTGGGGCGATCTGTGGCATGTCGCCGGCGAGTTCGTGCTGCCTGGCACCCCGTTCGGGCTGTCGCCGGTCGGGTACGGGTCGCGCGTCACCGCTACCGCTCTCGCAGCGGAGGAATTCGGTGGTCAGTGGTTCGTCGACGGGGCGCACCCTACGGCAGTGATCATCCCGGAGGCGGACCCCGGCCCGGACGGCGCGGCGAAGCTGAAGGCCGAGATCATGGCGTCGACGCGGGGGAACCGCGAGCCGATCGTGTTGTCGAGGGCCGAGCTGAAGCAGCTTCAGTCAACCCCGTCCGATTCGCGGCTGATCGAGCTGATGGAGTTCGAGGTGTTGCAGACGTGCCGTCGGCATGGTGTTCCACCGTCGATGGTGTACGCGACTGTCACCGGCCAGAACGTCACATACAGCAACGTGACGCAGGCCGACCTGAACTTCCTTAAGCACACCCTGTCCTACCCGTTCGACCTTCTCGAGGAAGCGTTGACCGAGCTGCTGCCCGGGGGCCGGGTCGTCCGGTATCGGCGTGACGCGGTGTTGCGCGGAGACCCGGAGACGCGTTGGCGGGTGTACGAGACGCGGCTGCGGAACCGGACGATCAGCGTCAACGAGGTACGCGCGCTCGAGGACGAGCCGCCGTACACCGGCCCCGAGTTCGACGAGCCAGGCGTGCCCATGCCAGGCGAAGCGCAGGGCGCGTCAGGAAGCGATGAAGGAGGCGCAGCATGAGCGCACCTGCACCAGTCGACGATCTCTACCGCGGCCGGGTCGACAGCGTCGAGCTACGCGACGACACCGGCGGGACATCCGGCACGATGTACGGGCACTTCACCGCGTTCGACACGTGGTACGAGATCGATTCTTGGTATGAGGGCCGGTTCCTCGAGCGGGTCGCGCCTGGCGCGCTGACGAAGACGATCCGCGAGAACCGTGACAGCGTCGTCGTGCAGTTCGACCACGGCTACGACATGCACATCGGCGACGCTCCGCTCGGCGTGATCGAGGACCTGCGCGCGGACGACGTCGGCGGCTACTACGAGGTGGCGCTGCTCGACACCGACTACGTGCGCGACCGGGTGCTGCCGATGCTGCAGGGCCGCACGATCGACGGTCGCACGCTCGGGTCGGTGCTCGGGTCGTCGTTCCGGTTCCGGGTCACCAAGGAGGAGTGGGTGAACCCGACCAAGGCGACCGACCATAACCCGGACAAGCTTCCTGAGCGCACGATCCGCGAGCTCCGCCTGTACGAGTTCGGGCCGGTCGTGTTCCCGGCGAACCCGGCGGCGACTGCCGCCGCCCGGTCACTGACCGATCACTACATCGCCCGCAGGATCGCGAGGACCGGCGCCGCCGAGCGCGCCGCCCGCGACCTGCTCGCCCACACCGAGGCAGCCGCCCCGAGCACTGCCGACCACACCGCCGAGCCGGCGCGCAGCCACTCGGACAGCAGGACGCTCGACGTCGCCGACGTCCGAGCACTCATCACCCGCTACGCCGCCTGACAGCGACAAGGAGGACCCCCGATGAAGTACCTGGAGCTGCTGCGCGCCCAGATCGCGGAGCTCATCGCCGAGCGCGACGCTCACATCGCTGCGATGGACGCCGCCGCCGAGGCGCTCGAGGCGCGCCGCGCCGCTGAGCCCGACGAGACCGCCCGCCGCTCGCTCGCGTTCACCGACGACGAGCTCGCCGCGATCGACGAGGCCAGGGCGAAGCTCGACGAGATCAAGCCGCAGCTGGACGAGCTGCAGGCCCGCGAAGCCGAGCTGGCTGCCGAGCAGGAGCGTCGCGCCTCGGCGAAGCCCGCCCCGACGTTCCTGCGCCGCCACGACGAGGCGCTGACGCGGCCGGCCATCGACGAGGTGCCGTACCTGCGCCCGAACGAGGCGCGCGACAAGGCGCTCGCGATGCTCGAGGGGCGCGACGACTTCGCTCACCTCGACGGCGGTGTCGCGCGTTCCGCCGACCTGCCGTTCGGTGGTCGCATCGAGGCGAAGCTGGACGCCGATGACGTCCGCTCCCGCGTCGAGAAGCTGATCCGCACCCGGTCGCGCAACCTGAACGGCGATCACATCGCCCGGATGCTGCTCATCACCGAGTCGGCCGAGTACCGGTCGGCGTTCCAGAAGCTCGTGACGCAGCCCGTGCCGCTGCTCACCCCCGACGAGGCGCGCGCCGTGCAGGCATACAGCGAGTTCCGCGCGATGAACGAGGGCACCCCGTCCGCCGGCGGCTACGGCGTGCCGGTGCTGATCGACCCGTCGATCATCCTCACCGCGCAGGGGTCGCTCAACCCGTTCCGGCGGATCGCCCGCGTCGAGACGATCACCACGAACGCGTGGAAGGGCGTGAGCTCGGCCGGTGTGACGTGGTCGTACGACGCCGAGGCAGCCGAGGTCAGCGACGACTCACCGACGCTCGCGCAGCCGGTCGTGAACATCCACA